CTTTGCAGCGTCCAGAATGAGCTGTGCTAGTGCGTTCGGGTCGTCCTTCTTGACGATGAGTTTACTAATGGCGTACTCGACAGCGTCGCGCTCATCAAAGCGCATCTCGGCTTCTAGCTTCACAGAGAGCATGCCAAGTATCTGCATGTGTTCACTGTGCATTTGTTTGCTCGGCTTTCTTGGCTTGACGCTTTGCTTTGGCTTCTGCCTTCTTTGCTTCTGCAGCTGCGATTGCTCGAAGTTGCGCCAGCTGTGGTTCAAGGCATCGACGCACGATGTCTGACATTCGTTTGCCGTCCTTGCCGACGCGCTGTGATAGTAGATCGTGGTCTGCTCGGCTGAGCCTGACAGCCACGGTGACTGTGTCCTGTTTCATTTGTTCTCCTTTTGTGTTTGCAATTACTTGCAACGCCTTATTTTTATCACATGGGGGTGTCGTGACTTGCACAGCTGATCGTTCAGGCCGTTGCAGTTGTTTTTGATAGCCCCCCAGCCATAGACCGAAACCGGATAGCGATACTTTCCAGCCTCAGTGTGGCCATAGAAAGCAATCCTGTCAACGCCTCTTGCCTGTTGAGCGAAGGTTAGTAAGTGAGCCTTCGATGCTGGGGTGTCGTTCCAGTAGTCCCATGTCCGACGGTAGATACCGAACGCTGTCACATAACTTCTCGTCGAGTGTCTCGTGTTGTTGCCGGTCTCGCAGCGAGCGAGGTCTAAATACCAAGATTTCGGCATCGGGTGATTCCATTCCTCTTTGGCTTGCGCCTGCGCTGGGATGGTTAGCGCGATGATTATTGCCGTTAGACATAGTTTCCTAATCAACTCTCTCAACTTTGGTTGTCAGCCCCCATGAGCCGTGGCGATCACCACGTAGTGCAACCTGCACATGCTCAATCAGGCCTTTGTGGTTTGTAAACATTTGGACAAGTGTCCGGTCATCTTTTGAGATGTATTCGATGGTGCGTTCAATTGGTGGGTTGCGCCACAGCCTCATCCCTAATGCCCAAACAGCATGAGTGAGCCAGCCACAAATAAACGCTTGGAAGAATTGCAGGTCGGTCATTGGAGTGCCTCGCGTCCTGCAGCTGTGATTTCACAGACCATCATTTGGCAACCTGCGCTAGATGGTCGGGTTGTGTTGGTGTCGATGATAAAACCTAATGCTCGTAGTTCTGAGCATCGTTTCCAATAGCCACACTTTGGCTTGTTGACCAGTCCAGACGCTATGCCTGCTTCCTCGTCGGTGAGTGGCTTGTGTTGGTATTGAGCGAGTAGCAACATCGCCTGTGAGGTTCTGCGTGGCTTGACAGCCTTTGCACCCTCTCGACTTGTGACCGGGTCGCTCAGTCTGAACAGTGGCAGATCATAAAACATTGTGTCTCCTTTTTTCCCTTGCTTGGAATGTTTACAAGTTAGTAAACAATTAGCGAGTGGTGGTGGATGGGAGTCGGAGAACTTACCCCATCCACCTAGCAAAGCACCGAAAGGCAAGAAGGTGCTATGCGTCCTTTTATGGTTTCGGCAGTGAACGCCATGCAGCTTCGAAGGCTTCAGGGGTTTGGTCTGCGACCTCAATGTGTAGCCAGCCCGAACCGGGGCCTGCGTTGTCTGTGGCTGTAAAGATTTTGACTCCTGCTTTGCCTTCTCCACGTGAGCATCGGTAGCCAGCACCGTAGTCACCGAACGAGTACCAGTGGATCTCGCAAATGCCAAGAATCTTGGAGTGTTCGCCCAGCTCTGATTTGCCGAGAAACCAATCCCACATTTCACGCGCTTGCTTTTCGTCTTTGTATTTGATGTCGGCTGCAAACCCTGTCGCATGGACACTGAGGTTGTCTGAGCCTCGCATCTGGCGATTGACGTATGTTCCGAGGTTGGTTGTTTTCCAGCGTCGGTTGCATAGATCAACAAGTTTGGCTGTCACTGGTTGTGTCTTTTTGCCGTCCCATGAGGGGTAGTAAGGGTACTTACGAGGCACGACCAAAGGCCTTGTCTGCTGGATTGAAGTAACGCATGGCTGTAGGGATGGCTGCAGCCCAGACTGCGTTGAGCGTCGCTGTGGGGCTTTGTGTGGCTGTGTAGGTAGCAACAGCACTGGCGAGCAGTGAGCGTCCGTAGGAGGCTAGGAGAGCCTTCTGTGCGTCTGTGAGGTTGATTGTCATTCTGTGTCCTTTGGTGGTTGCTTGGTTGGTGCTTTGAGACCGTTTGATGCGAGCAAGGATGACAGCGCACCTGACAGGAACAACATCATTGGACTGAGGAGTGCCCACGCCGATTTGTCGTTTTCACTGACTTCCATAGGCTGCGTCACAAATAGCAAGCCGTAGAGCAAAGCACCGGTCGAGGCGACAAAAGTTACGGACAAGGTAATGCCCACGATCAGTATTAGTCGGGCTTTGATTTCGTCGTTTGTGTAACGCCTTCTAGCCACAGCGACCACCACCAACTTGCAGCGTAGTCACAGCTCCCGGTGCTTTGTTTTTTACTCGTTCACAATTCACACGTGTCCGATCCGAACAACCAGCACAGGCAATTGCAAACAAACTAATCAGGGCTATGCGTTTCATCAGTTTCTTATTCCATAAACACGAATCTTGCCACCGGTCAAGTTTCCAGCAGAAGGAATGATTGTAAAACCTGTATAGGAGGCAGCTGTACGATGTTGCCCGGTAAATGGGCCAGCTCCAGAGCCAGAGTTGATAATTGAACTAATGGTGGTGAACTTTGTAGCGTCAAAAGGAGACAGAATGTCTGCGTCTAATGTGGCGATTGAACTGGAAGCTCCACCGGCTACAGGGAACTTATCTGCACCTGTTCCACCTGAAGCTTGAGCCGTGTTTGCGTATGAACCGAACAGAAGTTGATAAGCGTAGTTTGTGGCTGCTGCGCCTAGTCGTAAACCTAAGTCGGCAGTGGTGCTACACACGCCACCTGAATAGACAACGCGATACACGTCGTAATCAGCACTGAATGCGCTGTCTACGGCAATGCTTGTATTGCCAGCACCAACGGTGATGACTCCGTTGCTAGCAGTTGCAGATGTGCCTCCAACCGATGTAACAGTGCAGGTCGTGATGCGAAAAATACCAACAGCGTTCATTTGCGCTGCCGTCAGGATTGCTCCTGCTGTGAAGTCTGGTGGTGTTGGCATGTTTTAGTCTCCTTTAGAAACTGAGTAGATTTGTGGTTGAAAGAGTGCCAAAGATTGCATCGTCCAAAGTGAAGTAGGAATTGCCGTCTGTTGATTCAAACGTGTAGGAAACTATGTGTGATCCTGGTGTGATGTTATGGGAGATTCCAGTGACAATCAAGGTTTGCGTGTCTGAGGTTGGTGTGCCTGTGACAAAGTATTTCTTTACCGTGCAAACATCTGTCAGGTCAAGGCTCAAGCATTGGTTTTGTTCTGTGGTCGATAGAGGCAAAAGTTGCGTCGTGAGGCCAGTGAATCTAAGCACTGGATTCTTGAATCGTCCTAAAAGGTAGTTTCCAAGAGCAGCGACTTCTGTAGTAGTCGAGTTGAGCAAGTTCGTCTCGCTGTATGTTTGCGACTGGTATTGAGCAATGCTGTCAGGGTCTTGAGCAATCTGGGCAACTCCAGCTGGCGATTGAGTGACAATGTAGTTGTAAAGCAACTCATCACCGAACTGTGTTTGCAAAGTTTGAAAAGGAATACCGGCTGAATCCACATCAAACGCTGCCTCGATAGCAGGGTTCAACACTGCTGATCTACCTCTGAATGTCAATGTGCCATCGGCAGACATAAACAGATAGCCCTGCTCTGATTTAGTAATTGTTTGCAGATAGTTCAGCACGTTTGTTTCGGCTGCAACACTGAAGCCTGCAGATGCAGCTGTTCCTCCAAGCGTTGATAATCCAGTTGCGATTGACCTTTGCCCTTGATAATTCACTTCAGAATAATTGAGGACTGTGTCCACTCGTGTTGAAGAAAGTTCTTGGACAGTGGTGTGTTCGTTCATTGTCATTGACGACAAGGTGGTGAAGTTGTCTGCACAAGTAACGTAGGCCATGTCATTATTGGCTAGGTCGTAGTCAATGTTCCAGTCTGTAATAATGCCTGAATAGATTGAGATGCCATTTGCAAACACTTGGATTGGCAGTCTTGGCACAATCCCGGTGGTGTTGCCTGATGTGTTGTAGTACGGCGAGGAAGTGTTTAGAGGATCAAAGATTCTAGTCCTGTTATACAACGCAATGGTCGCTGTGCCAGCGTTGAACTCTTGCAACTGGCGTGATCGGCCACGAGTAATGTTTACCGATTGCACATACTCGGTGACATCAGCAAAGGCGATGCCTCCTAGAGTGCCTGTATCTAGCAAGCCATAGACAGCGTCGTTGAGTTGGAAGGGTGTGCCAAAGTTGAGAGTAGTTTGAAAACCAATTTCGACAGTGATGACAGGCAATGACATGGTTAGATTGCGCTCACAAATACTTGACCAGAAACACGCTCGGCCTGTTTGATTGCTTCAATGATGTCACGACCTACCTGAGCAGGGTTTGAAACAAGACCGGCAGTGACGTTGATACTGATCTGATTGACCGTTCCTTGCGCTGCGTTTGCCTGAGATAATGCACCACCGAAGAAAGCGTTTGCACCTGTTGTTCCAAGAGCAGCTCCACTCGCGCTGAGGTCGGCAAGGCTTTGGTTCAAAGTTTGTGAAACGAATCCGTCTACACCGTCAATCATGTTTCCAGCGACAATGTTGCCAGCTTCAGGCCCAAGGTTCAACAGTTGTGCAAGACCTTCTTTGCCGAGACCCTGATTGGTGACAAGCCATTGCAACTTTTCTGAAAAGTGTTTTGCATCGGTTATTTGCTTTTGGAACACATCCGTGTAGTTGACTTTTGACCGTTTGGTTGTTGCCGAGGCGACATCTGATTCAGCCTGTGCGACACGCTCAAGCGCGTCTGCGTAGTCGTTGGCATCTGTGACAGGGTCAATCTTTGAGAGTGCTGTATAGGCCTGTGCGCGTGTCTTGAGGGCATCTGACAGTTCATCCTCGGCATCTTTCTGAGTCTTGACAGCGTCAGACAAAGAGACAAACCCTCTGATTGAGTCGGTTTGTGAGTCACGGAAGTTGTTATAGGCATCTTGTGCTGACTTGACCTTGTCAGTGATTGTTTGCAAAGCAGTGCCAACTCGATCACGCAATGTCTCTGCATACTCTTTTGCTTTTTTGCGAGCAGTGTCTTGGGTTCTTGCTAATGCAGCAAGTTCTTCTTTTGTGGGCTTCAGACCGTTCTCGTAAGCAGACATCATGTGACCCTCAAAGGCACGGAACTGACGAGACAAGTTGCGAGTCTCTTTGACTGCTCCATTAGCAGTGTCGGCGTAGCCTTTTACTGCAGCGTTCAAGAATCCAATCTGCTGAGTAGCAGGAAGGATGCGTGTGACCAGTTCGAAGAGCTTGTTTGACCAGCCTGCAGTCTTGCCTTCAGCACCGATTGTGGCTTGAGCAATCTTGGAGGCTGCCTTTGTGTAATCAGTTACTACAGGAAGAAGTTTTGAGCCAACAGTGCTTGACAAGTCTGACAACTGTGCGTTCAAAGTTCTGGTCGAGTTTGCTAGTCCGTCTTGTGTCCTTGCGAAGTCTCCTTGAGCCAGTTGTGTTTGGTTCATGATTTCTGCTTGAGCAGCAAGAACCTTCTGTTGAGCTGTTAGTGCACCTGTGCCCTTGTAAATGCCCATGGTGCTTGCTCTGGCTTTGAGTGTGGCATCGTCAAGCAAGACACCGTATTTGCGTATAGGTTCAGATTCGCCTCTTAGGGCTGCACCTAAAGATTGAATGGCCTCTTCTGGGGTTGTGTTCGAGAATGAAGCCATGTCGGAAGCCAAGGTGACGAACTCGGTTGAAAACTTGACAAGATCATTGCCTGCTAAACCTGCTGATTTTCCAAAAACTGCAAAGGTTGCAGCAGCGTCCATTGCTTGTTGTTTTGACTGTCCAAAGGTGGTCGAAGCAGTTTTAGCGAAAGACTCAATAGAACTTGCTGATTTGCCAAAAACTACGTTTACTTTTCCGACGGTTTCTTGAAGATTAGAAGCTGCAGTAATTGACGATTTGAGACCTTTGACAACTAGCCCAGAAGCAACACCTACGGATGCGTAACTTTTGACTAAAGATGAAAGTGAAAGGGTGGCTGTCTTTGCGCCTTTGTCGTCATACGTCGTAACGAAAGGTAGAACGATTGGGCCACTCATTTGCCTGCCACCCTATAACGACGATTGAACTCTCTGATTGTGTTATCCATGATTAGTGTCGCTTGATGCCTAAGCATTGGAAGAGATGACTCTCCACCGGGCCACATATAACGCGATGCGCCTTTTTTGCCTTTGCGCTCACCGTCTTTGTGAGCTTTATCTTCGTTGTCAAGGTTTTTGATAAACGCTGAATCTGATGGGCCTGCGCCTGCGTTGTCGTAAATAGCCCCTGCAGGGTTTGCCTGATAAATGCTCATAATGGCGTATTGCTTGCGACCCATGCGTGACTTGCGTGTGCCACCACCAAACTTGACTCGGATGCCACGCAGGATTGCTTCCTTGCGCCAGCGTGTAGCACCACCACGACCCTTGATCAGTTCGCCACTCTCAATGTTTGAGTCGCCACTGTTGTTGAACGGCGTGAGGTCAGGGTCAAGCCATCTGGCGTAATCCTTGATTGTTTTGATGGTTGGCGCAGCTGCGCGACGCATGTCCTTCTGCATCTGCTTGATTAGATTAGGCTCAACCTTTTTGATGGCTTTGATGGCTGCAGCTATGTCTCGGTTTGGGTTGATGACTTTTGCTTGCGCCATGTCTATTTCTGCCTATCTTGGATTGCTTGGCTAAGGGTTGAGATGAGCGTGACCGGCATCTCTCGAAGGTCTTGCCATGGAATCCCCTGAAGGATTAGTCCGGC